ACGAAGAGATTGCCGAAGCTATGGCTAAGAAGGATGCTGAACATAAGGATGTGGCTGGGGAAGCCAAAAAAGATCCTGATGATGATGCAACCAAAAAGCCAGCAGCTGACGATTCCGATGTTTTGATTCCAGGCCAGGGAGTTGTTAAGGACGAGATAAAGCCTGACGACGTGCCTGTTACCGAGGAGATTATAAAAACACCTACTGATGTTGACGGTCTACAATCAAGAGTTAAGGCTCTTGAAGAAGAGTTAACAAAGGAGAAGCAAAAGACCTCCAGTTGGAACGGCAGGATCACTGCAGCCAACAAAAGGGCCACAGACTTAGAGGCCGAATTGGGATCAGCTAAACAAAAGCAAGCCCCCTCCGAGGAGGAGATTGCTGCTGCTGCCAAGGTAAAGGCCACCACTGAGTCTGATAATGAAGTGCTTGATCGTTTTAAAAAAGACTTCCCAGAGTTGACTACTGCCTTTGATATTATGCAAAAACGTATCGACGGTGTTACGACGGCTCCGGATAAAGTACCTGCTGCCAAGCCTGCAGAGGCAACCCCAGCAAAAGATAAGATAGTAGATGAGCACTCCACAGCTATCCGGAAAGTACACCCCGACTTATCAGAAATGGTAAACACCGGAGTGTTGTTAACTTGGATCAATCAACAGCCTGACTTTATTCGTCCGACACTTGAGACCATTTATAACTCAGGTAAAGCTGAGGATGTTATTAATATGGTCACAGAGTTCAAAGACAAAACCAGCTGGAAATCCCAGCTAACAAAGGTAGGCGACAAGAACACAGCAGCTGACGATAAACTAAACTCCATGAGAGAAGTTAACTCAGAAACGGGCACACCAGATGGTAAGACCGTTGATAAGAATGACTTTGATCAAGGAGCAAAGGATGCTGGTTTATAGCTCTACCTGATATAGAATTAGGAGAAGTAAATTATTATGAGTACATTAACATATGGTGATATATCCCCCCGTACGGCAGCTTTCGTGGTTCGTGATCTTCTGAAACGTGGTATGCCTTGGCTGATCCTTGAGAAGTTTGGACAGGCCAAACCGTTGCCGACCAGGTCTACCAAGACCATTCAGTTCCGACGGTATTTTCTTGACAGTACATTTACCTCGACATTTGGAAGTGACTTTAACCCCCACGAATATTTCAAGGGTACCAACTTTAACCCGGCCAACAAGACCTTGACAGAAGGTGTCACTCCTGATGCTACTCTGATTGAGAGTGCCGACTACAGTGCCACACTGGTGCAGTACGGTGATCGTACCGTCATCACTGACGTTATCATGGACACCCATGAAGATCCTATCATGAGAGAAGCCGTTGATATTCTTGGTGAGCAAGCTGCAGTTCTGATTGAGAAAACCCGATATAACGTATTGAAGGCTGGTACCAACGTCTTCTATGCACAGGGTGATGCCAGTCGTTCGGCCACTGACAAAGTGTTTACCCTGAATGACCAACGTAAGGTTACACGTTTTCTGAAACGTCAGCTTGGCAAACCGATCACATCCGTTGTGAAAAGTACACCGGCTTACGGGACAGAAGCTATTGCCCCTGCATTTGTTTGTATCGTTCACCCCGACCTGGAGCCTGATCTCCGTGCTATCAGTTCTTTCGTACCGGCTGAGAAATACGGAACCATGACCCCATGGGCTGGTGAGATTGGCAAGATTGAGGACGTACGTTACTTGGCAACCACAATCATCGAACCCTTCTTGGGTGGTGGTGACTCCGGTGGAACCAATGTCCTTGAGACAGGTGGACAGGCTGATGTGTACCCGATGCTGTTCCTGGCCCGTGATGCTTATGGTATCGTGGCCTTCAAGGGTGCTAATGCTATGACCCCGATGGTAGTGAATCCGAAGGCAAGTGATTCCGATCCATTGGCTCAGCGTGGACACGTTGGTTGGAAAGGCTATTCTGCAACAATCATCCTGAACGACTTTTGGATGGTTCGACTGGAAGTTGCTGTATCCGATCTGTCGTAAGACAAAGTTTTAACCTAATGGATGGACCGGGTTGGGCTACCCCCTGGCTCGGCCATCCTTACTTTTACTTTATTAGTTGGAAGGAATTAATAAATCATGGCTACAAATTACATGGGAAAGAAGGACACAGAGTTACTGGACCTCATCGAAAAGTATGAACTGGACAAGGAAGACTACCTGGCAAAGTCCGGATCTGTTAACAGAAAGAAGCTGAATAACATCTTGAAGCTTATTGATGCCCAGACTGGCAAATCTAAGGAAGCCGTTTCGATAGATGAGAAAGGTACTGTTGAGGATCACAACCCGGTAAAGAACGGTAAACTTCATAAGTCCCTAAGTGGGATGATGGTTGAGATTACGTTTTACAGTTCTGATGAGAATGATTTACCGTACGTCCAGCTGGCTCTAAATGGTATAGGATTGATTATACCCCGTGAGAAAAAAGTCTGGATACCCAAAGAGTTCATTGATGGTGTATTGCAGAATGCGATCATGACCAAGATGAAGATGGATGTCGATCGTGATGGAAAGATCCGGTACATACCTAAGCAGGTACCTCGATTTCAGCACACCGTGCATGAAATCAAACACATTGACGTGCTTCGTAAAGAGTATGACGAGGCCCAAGCAAAAGGAAACTAACCGACCATGGCATTCACAGCAAATGACTATATAGTAGATGCTGCTGGCCTGTATGGTGATACTGGCTATGACCGAATATGGGAAACAACTTGGATCAAGCACTTGAATGCTTCTGTTCGAGCCTTGATCCTGGTTCGACCTGATGCCGGGGCACAGACAGATAATATACAGTTAGCGGCTGGTGTCTTGCAATCCCTGCCCTCTACAGCATTGAGGATGTTGGACATCACACGAAACATGGGTGATGATGGATTAACGGCAGGTAAGATAATTACCCCAGTGGACCGTAAGCATTTGAACTACTCAAACCTCTTGTGGCCGGCCGCATCTGGAGACACAGAGATTGACAACTTCTCCTATGACAAAGAGAATCCGAGAATATTTTATGTGACACCTCCTGTAGGTTCCGATGTGGACGTGTACGTAGAGATGCAAGTCTCCCAGTTGCCCACAGCAGTGACAGCCACTGGCAATGACCTCGGTATTAATGATGTATTCTTTGAGCCTATCGTGCAGTATATGTTGTACAAAGCTTTTGTCACTGATGATGAGGGCGTTGAATTTCAGAAGGCCACAATGTATATGCAAAACTTTTTTAACTTACTCCAGGTCGAGATAGCAACCTCACAGGCTGCAGGCCCTGAATCAAAGGAATAATAAAATATGGCAGCACAAGCATCAGCAGGTTACACACTGCTAAATGAATTTCTACCCGAAATGATGCAGTACTGTAATGGGGCACCTCCCATCATGCTGAGGGTTCATTTGATTAACTCAGCCATCGATCTGTGCAACAAAGCATTGCTGCTAAAGAAGACACCAACATCTATTCAGTTTGAGGAAGAGGTTCACACGTACACTTTGAAATACCCTCAGGATAGGTATCGCACTATTGCTATAGACGAGATTAAGATTGCTGACAAGGACCCATTGATACGGACAACTGAACGAGAGATGGATGGCAGACTCCCAAACTGGAGAGATACAGAGTCCGGTCGGCCGACCAGGTTCTGGCTTACGGACGATGTGAATAAGATAAGAATTTGGCCCACACCAAAGGCTGACATTGACGAGGATGTTACCACTCAAGCAGTCGTCACGTATAAACGTGGCCAAGTAGAGGTCGATGAATTTATCTTTGAGAAGTGGCACGAGATAGTTCAAGCGGGTGCCTTGGCCAAAGTGTTATCGATACCCCAGGCCACTTGGTTTAATCCCAGTGTGGCTGCAGGATTTGCCTTGGAATTTAAGAGAGGAGTTCGAGAGGCCAGGAAGACAACACTAACCGGCACCGGGAAATACCCCGGCCGGGTGATACCCCAGGACTTTATAGTCGTGGGATCTGATACAGTTAGGAGTATATAATAATGGGTGTACAATTTTCAAACAATGCCGAGGGTACTTTTGCTGCTGGTATAACAGACAGTGATACTGCCATCACTTTGGAGGCAGGGGATGGTGCTCTATTTCCTGCTGCCTCGGTGAGTGGGGGCACTTACTTTTATGCCACATTAATCAAGGATACAGGTGCTCGTGAAATTGTAAAGGTCACAGAGCACACCGGTGGCACAGACGTATTTACCGTAATTATCAGGGCACAGGATGACACCAGTGCTATTGCTTTCTCGACAGCAGAGAAGTGTGAGCTTCGATTTCCCAAGATTATTCTTGTGGAGTTTCGTGACGACATAGCCACCAACACATCTGATTTGGTGGACTACGAGACATCAAATGACATTGCTGTTGCAGCACTTGAGTCAAAAGATACTGCAGACGAGCAGGTGCTCTATGCACCCACTGGTCTGGTAATGTACATTTATAATGCTGCTGCTGACATACCTGTTGGTTGGTCAGCCCACAGTGGCCCGGCCGATTGTCTTCTGGCAATCGTTGGTGGATCAGAAGCCTATGATGTAGAGGGTGGAAATCTGGTAGGATCATGGGTTGCCACAAACCATACACACACCGGTCCCAGTCACGTTCACACCGGACCGAGTCACACGCATACCGGCCCCAACCATACACATACTGGTCCCAGTCACGTTCACACTATGGGAGCACATACCCACCGTTGGTCGTGGGCTGGTCGTTATTCGTACAATCAAAATGGCACCACACACACATTTATAAACGGTGGTCTGAAACAGATCGGTTTGGTTCACCAAGTCACTTCTGCTGATCCATATCTTGATCCCAACGAAGATCTCTGGACAAGCCCAGTTGATCCCGGTGACACTAACTTAGGTGGTACAGCTGCCACAGGAGCCGGTGGAACGGGTGCCACAGGAGCCGACGGAACGAGTAACACTGGTTCCTCAGGTACTGCCAATACAGGTGGTGCCAGGGCACCGAGTACAGACAGGCCCTATTCAGCGGCCGGACTTTTAATTGAACGAGACTAATAATTATAAAGGGGGAATTATGAGTCGTAGAGAAAACACGTGTAACACAAGGTGTCCCTTCTGGACACGATACAAAAAGCATTGTCCGAACTTTGTTGAGGGAACGTGGGAGTCACAAGATGGTGAGAAGTATACCACCAAGGACTGTGCTCCCAAACGATCTATGATCCTGACACAGCAAATGTACGATCATGTTATTGGAGTCAGAAGGGACTATAACCAATTTAGAAATGCCTCGACGGAAGTTCTAAAACTTGCAGCCCAGGCCCACGGTGTGGAGCTAATAGTGGAGGGAGAGATCGAGGATACTAAACAAATAGAGGAAACAACAGACAATGGCTAAGATACTGGTCACCGAGTTCAAGGGCATTCAGCCTAAGATTGCAAAGGATAAGTTACCATCTAATATGGCACAGATCGCCTCGGATTTGAAGTCTGCCTCTGGTGACATAAAAGCTTATAGACGGTCAACTGTTGTCACCCCTTTGGCGGAGGCATCCTACAAAGCACTGTTTCAGTATTTGGAGGGTGGTTCCAAAAGCTGGGTATACTATAATCTTATAGTGCACTGGGTTAGGTCCCCCACGGTGGAAGACACGTTTGAACGAATGTACCTGACAGGTGCTGATGCCGGTGTACAAGCACAGGGATTGATAACATTTATTGACGGCATGACAGATGGTGAGACAATAACTATTGGCTCGGAGGTATTTGAGTTTGACATTGACGAGGATGGTATTGGTGGAGACACCTCAGTTGGTGACAACACGACCACCACAAAAGAATTAGCTGCAGCGGCATTAGCAGCTTTGACTCCAGATGCAGATGTCACCTTCACGGATAACGAAGATGGCACGGTTACAGTTACGGCTGTCACGGCCGGGGCTGCCGGTAATGCTATAGTCTTAACCGAGTCGGGTGGGCGTATCTCTGTTGATGGTAGTGGCACCCTTGGTGGCACGACTATTGGTATTGACCCTGGAAAATATAAAGCATTTGTAAATGATATTCAGGGTGGGGATGCATTTGACTTTACGACAGACTTTTATTTCCCGGGTTCACCGGTCAATAGTGCCTTGACTATAGGGTACTCCACCGGCAGTACAAAGTACCGGGCATACTTCTTCACCCACGTGAGTAGATATGGTGAGGAGGGTCCTCCCTCGGTGATAGCTGAGACAGTGGACGGAGACGGTGTTCCTGATTGGGATGGCACCAGTAGTCTTGTGCTTGACGGATTCGTGGAACCCTCAGACACTGATGAACATCTTAAGACAGTGGTAGATGGTAACGCCCCAGCTCTCAGATTTTACAGAACATCAACAGACGGAGACGGTAATACTGCATTCCTGCTCGTGGCAGAGGTGGCCATTGATGAAACTGGACCTGGTAGTACAGCATGGGTAGACTATACATTTACGGATACTGATGATGATGGTGTGGATGGAAACCTTGGCAGTGTCTGTACGTCTATCTTTTATGACAGAGCACCAGACGACCTAACAAATTTACGTGGGCATCCTGGTGGATTCTTTGTAGCCTCCAAGGATAACGTCCTTTACTTTAGTGAACCCTTTTCACCGTGGGCTTGGCCAGAAGACTACCAGGTACCGATTGATCAACAGATCGTTGGAATTGGAGTGTACGGATCTACCATTGTGGTTGCAACTGATGGGCATATCTACACGTTCTCTGGGCCACATCCTACGTCCTTGTATAAGACTAAGTTATCTTTCCAGCCGTGCTTATCCCAACGTGCCGTAGTTGAATCACATGACGGAGTCATCTTTCCTTCAAAGGAAGGATTCCAGCACGTCACAGCTGGTGGTGTAGTAAACATCACTACTGATATGTTTAAGCCTGAGGACTGGGTTGATTTTGAAGTGGAGACAATGCACAGCACCTGGTACAATAAAGCCTACTATGGATTTTATAAATCTGCTGATCATGAGGGATATATAATTCTGGATATGCTTAATGGTACTGTTACCACAGGTGTTGACTATCACTATGCTGGATACGTCACCATTGCCGACGGCACATTTCACACAATATACTTTTCAAATATAGAGGCCCCGACGGTGTTGAACATATCCATGTGGGATGCTGACACCACGGAGTATCGGATGTTTAACTATAAATCTCCCCAGTATATACTGACAAAACCAGTCAACTTTAAAGTTGCCCAAGTTATACTTGATACAGAATTTTATGATAGTGTTCTGGGAAGTGTATCTGATCAGAGTAAACTTGAGGATTTAAATGCCACTGCCTGGGAGCTACCACTACGTGGTGCGTTTAATGCCAACATGCTAAACGAGCAGGACATTAATGGAGACACGTTGTATAGCCTACGAAATCTTGGTGTACAAAGTTACATTAATTTTAAGATTTATGTAGGTGGTACCTTGAAGTGGGTGAAGCAAGTGTCCGACAGTCAGATGTTTAAATTGCCCAGCGGCTTTAAGCACAAGAAGTGGGAGTGGAGTGTTGACGGAATGATACCCGTGAAACGAGTTATACTTGCTACTTCAACAGAGGAGATTGTGTAATATGGCTGATATACATTTGCCGGGTATCCCCGACGTGATGGGTAAAACCGTCATGGAAGATCCCCAGCTCAGAGAATTATTGCTGGCACTAAAGATATCGATTGAACTAATAACCGGGGCAACCCCTGATGATCTGGATGCCTTGCTGAACAAGAACACTTAAGGAGTTACTCCTATGTTTTTAGATGATATGAATTTTGGTTTTGAGCCTAAGCGTAACGAGATGCTCAAGCCCACAGTAAATTGTATTTGGCCCTTAGTAATAGCAGCTGGCATTTCTGCTGCTGCTGGGTTAGCTTCTTCTCTGGCGGCCGACGATGCCCCCGAGGGGTATAAGCCAGAGGTATTACCAGAGACTAAATCTGGGCAGCTTATTCAGGACATGAACTTTGTCTTTGACCTTGAGGCCGGTCAGGTCATGAAGGACTTGACGGAGCAACTAAACGAATGGAGTGGTGCCGACAGAGACTTTTTTGAGAACACCTTCCAGCCGTTTCAAGCATCGTTGATCGAGGCCAACCAGGTACTCATAGCCGGCATCGTAGAAAACGCTGGGGCTGCAATGAAGTCCAGCCTAAAGGATCTTATGGGTGGTGACTTTTTAAAAGAAGCCTATAGGCAACAGATAGGTGCGTCCGGTGCTGACGTTAGTAAGTTTGCACAATCCTTCTCGGATCAGATAGATAAGATACCCACAGCCGATCAACGTGTTGGTGAGGCAGTGTCTGGTGTTGAACAAAGATTTGGCGAGGCCGGTGCTGAGCTTAAACGACAGATGGGTGCCAAGGGTATGGATGTATCAGAGGCCGGCCTACGGCAGCTGGCAATATCCAAAGCAGGAGCCAAGGCTGGGGCCACTGGTGTTGCACAAGAGGCAGCACGTAAGGAACAGCTTGCGGGTGCTGCCGCTGGTGTTGAGGTGGCTGCTGGTGTTCAAACATCACAAGCAAGTCTATTGACATCCCAACAGCAATTGACCCAGACCGCTGCTATGCTAACCCCCCAGGTGGGTGGTGTGCAGGAAGGTACAGCACTAAGTTCGGCCGGCGAGGTAGGGGCTACTCTAACCCAAGCTGGTGGAGAGAGAGTCCTCGGCACGGATACCGAAACAAAGTCAGCAGATTTTACCCAGAAGGGTATTGCTGTTCCCAAGTTCTTTGACAAGGAGACTGGGGAAGTTGTCACGGCATCCGGACAGAGTGTAACGTCCTTTGATAACGAGATGAAAGCAAGGCGGGACGCTATGAATGCAGACTTTAAAAAGCTGCAGGCTCAGCTAAATGCAAAAAATAATAGTGTTGACAGTTTTGGTGGTGGTCCAGGTGTTGGTACTGCTGGAAGTGTTGGGGTTGCTGGTAGTGAAGGCTCTGGCACAGGTGGAATAGCTGGTGGTGGAACTGGTGAGGGAGTTGACTCACAGGGAGTGGCATAATTATGGGAAAATTCGGACGAGCTATAGCTGCCGGTGTACACAGTGGTTTGACAACACTGGGTGCCGGTTTGCAACAACAAGCAGCAGAAGAGAGGGCTGATGAACGCCTGGATAAAGAGGATGCCTTCAAGGAGCGTCAGTTATCCATACAGGAAAAGGATGCTGAACTCAGGGCACAAGCAGCTGAGCAGCAGAAGATACTTGGTAATGCCAAGATTAACCACGCCAAGTTAGCAAAACACTTGGCGGGTGCTGGGAATAACTTAACCCTGCAGGCCGAGGCTATCACTAACTTCTTTCCTGATAAACGGATATACAGATTTAATGACAGTCGTGCAGCAGAATTAAAGGCATGGGGAGTCATGGACATATCCTTTCTTGACAAAGATAAAATAACTGGTGAGATCCAAATGGATGACAGAACCGGGGAACCAAAAGAGATCCAATCCCGGGCACCTACCAATGAGATTATCTTCGAGACACAGGGTGACTACGAGAAGTTCAAAGCAGGAATCTCAAGCCCTGAGCTATACTTTGCTTATGCCCTTCAAGACATCGACACTGAGGAGGCTATACGTAGATCTAATGCTATGTCAGACAGTATAATTGGTAAGGCCGACCTTGAGTTAAAGAAGCAGCAGGCTGAGAAAGCTAAACAGCAGGCTGAGAAAGCCAAGCAGGATGCTGCCCTGGCTAAACGTACTGAGGCTGGTAAGAAGGGTTCAAACCTTGACAAGATTAGAGAGCAGGGGTTTAACCAGTTTGCAGGTAAACTGGCAGCCGAACTTGGTGTGGCAGTTAGTCCTGACACAGCAAAGAAGATTGCTGCTATCTCAGACAACGCAAAGATACGTGATAAATTCCTAACCGGTGTAAAGCAGGCACTCGATCCAAAAGACCCAACAACCAGAGCTGATTTCATCGAGTCTGGTGTTACAGAGGGATTGCCCCGTGAGTTCATGGAGAGAATGTACGGCGAGTTCGAGAGAGGGTATGAAGAGAGGGCCGATGAAAGTGCAGCCCTGTCGGACGGCTGGTTTAAATCGATGTACGACAGTGTACTTGGATTTTTCGTAGACTAACAACTAACTGTTATAGGAGTAGATAAGTATTATGGCATCAAGAAATGATTTATTCTCAGGAGTATTTGACTCCTTTGAGAAAAGTAAAACCGAGCAAGAGGGAAAGGTTGATGCCCCTACAACTGGTGGGAGGTCCAACATGTTTGCCAACGTGTTTGACACTGAGAGTACACCAGCTATTGACTCGACCACAGTAAGTTCACAGGCTGTTGACTCAGCCAAACTAATGCAGGCAATAAAACAAACAGAGTCCGGTGGAAACTTCGCTGCCAAGGGTACTTCTGGAGAGACAGGAGCATTTCAATTTATGCCAGCAACTTGGAAACAGTACTCCTCAGAGTATAACCAGGGTAGAGGTTCTATTGAACAGACACCCGAGAGTGAGGAGGCTGTCGTGGAGTTTAAGATCAATCAGTGGATTGATGAAGGTCTTAGCCCACAGGAGATTGCCGCCACGTGGAATAGTGGCAGTGCAAAAGATTGGCAGAACAAACGTGGCACTAACAAACAAGGTGTTCAGTATGATGTGCCGGCCTACGTTGACAGAGTGCTGTCTGCTTATGGTGGACCTGTAGAGTCCGAGGTACCTGATAATGATCGTGAGTTAGAAATGCAACTCGGTCAGGCACACCGGGAAACAACCTATGCTCAAAGGCAGTGGGCCAGGGATCAGTCGTCCAGCTTGTGGGATACCATCTTTAGAAGCATAGGAGGTGGTGGCCAGTTTAGAACAGAGACGATTGACGATTTTGAGAACATGTCTCCCGTGGTTAAAAACAATCTTGAAGCAGCCAGCATTTCTTGGGAACAGGGTACCATGAGTATTGAGTCCGGACGGTTGGGGTGGAAGGATCGTATGAACACGATCACCTCTAAGGAACTAACCCGACTTAAGGAGATTGAAAAGAAGCAGCAGGGATTGACCGAGGAGTTAGAGGGTAAGCCCTATGTTGCTAAAGCAGTAGGTCAGTTTGCACCCTTCATAGCAAACTCCATAAAGCAGTACGGAGAGAATGCAGTCATCGGTGGCGTGGCCACGGGTGCACTGTTTGCTATTGCTGGGAATGCCACACCGATAGGTGCTTTGATTCCTGGTGAGGAAGCAATTACAGCTACTCTTGGATTTAAACTTGGTGCCGCTATATTTGGAATGTTTGGTTCCACCTCTGACATCGGTGAGATAGAGGGTGGTGCTGTGTTCCGTGAGGCCACAGCCCTTGGAATGGAACGTGATAAGGCCGGTAAGATGGCAGACTTTGTGAACACCGGTTCCAGTAGTTTGGAAGTCTTTGGTATGGGTCCAATACTCAGGTTGATACCTGGTGGAAAGAAACTTGTAAGTGAGCTATTACGTAAAGCTATCACTAAGGAGTTTGCCAAGAGTGCAACCAAACGTGCTGCTGGTGGTTATGTAAAGAACATAGGCCAGGAGACAGCGGTAGAGACCAGTCAAGAAATATGGGCTAACATTGCCCAGACCGTGGCCAAAGAGATCAGACCAGAACTTGACAAGACGGACATGTCTGCTGCCAGCGTTGAAGAAGTTGTGTCAAGGATATTTGAGAACGTTTCGGAAACTGCCTTGATGACTGCCACAGCCATGACTGTCATGGGTATGCCAGGTGCTGCTGTAAATATATCAACCAGTGCAGTAGCCTCGGGTGCTGAGCATGTACAGGTGCACACAGACCAGTCGGGAGTCACTGTAGCGGTTGAAGACACAGCCTCTCAGGTTGACGTGAAACAGGATGCTGAGTCAGTGCCCAGTGTGGAAACACTTCTGGGAGTAGAGACAGATCCGTCCAATATCACCACACCGGATGGGGTTTCTGTGTCTGACGATCTCACAGTTACAGATAAACAACGTGTCAATCAGCACCAAGGTAATGACTCGTTGAAACAAATACTTGGTGAGTTGGCCGGTGAGAAGGCCATGGATAAACAGCGTCTGCTTATAGATACCTCCTTGGCTAAGCTGGATTCCTTCGTGGGATTCTATAATGACATGGTTGAAGCTAAGGATGCCCCGGGTGGTCTCCAGATGGCGCAGATGATGGAGCAGGAAACAAGCAACGTCATAGGCAGCTATCAGAAATTACTTGAGGCAGCTGATGCCCGAGCTAAGAATAAAAAGATGCTTCCTAATCCGGACATGATTGAGTCTGTACAGAACGAGGTCCGGAGGTTAAAGGAACAATCAGATACACGGGTACAATCCCAAACCAAACTGGTCCAGGCCGAGCAGCAAGTGCAGAGGCAACAGTACATTGATTCCCTGGATACAGTTGACGGTCTGCAGACTGAATTAATATCTGCAACCAACAGAGCCACTCGTGAAAACCAACCTAAGCTTGCCAAGTTGTACAACAACGTTATATCAGAGATGAGGTTTCGACAGGCATCTGGTCACGTTGACTACTTCTCTAAGACACCGATGAAGAAGTTGGTGAACCTTGATGTCCAGGCCACACTGGTGGCTGAGGAGAATAAGACCAATCCTAATGTTAGTGCTGATGTCATAGAACGAGACAACGCTATCTCCAGGTGGATCAAACAACAGCAAGACGATCGTCTTGATTATGATCAGGTCCAGTTGTTGGGTGAGAGGATTACCTTTGATGCCCAGGTAGAGCAAAAGCAAAAAGCAGAGGCTGCTGCCAAGACTCAAAAGGCTGAGGCCAAGCCGGCCGTCAAGACAATCGCACGGAGGAAGAAAGGTGAGGAAGCCCAGAAGCAACGGAAAGAACGAACACGTATTTCGAAGATTGCTGCTGAACGTAAGAAGGCACAGGGTGTCGTTGTCACTCAAGCTAAGGAGATCCGTAAACCGATTCCTGGTCCGACTCGTACAGCAGAACTCGAAGAAGCTAAGGCAGATAAGGCTACACGAGTGGCGGCTATTGAACGGCAAAAGAAAGAAGTCGAGGCTCACGAACCGAAGGCAGTAGGTCCTGAATTAAAACAAGACTCTGTTTTTAAGACCTTGGCAGCTGAGGTTAAGGAGACCCTTCGAAGACCCCTTAAGCTAAAGAAATCGACAGGGGTACAGTTAAAGCAGGACTCATTTTTTAGGGTACTGGTCAGTGGGATCAAGGAAACATTTCGAAGTAAAAAAGACTTTGGTGTCGTTAAAGGTATCAAGGATTCATCCTCAACGTGGACAATCTTAACGTCAGATAACCCCGGCTCTAAAACAGCCACTCCTGCTGCAAACGTGAAAGCACGGAGAAAGCTAAAGCTAAGACTGGATCTTTTGGGTATCCCATATAAGATAGGCAAGTCGAAGTTTGGCAAGGATATCGAAGTTCCTTTTATTATACCTGCCTTGAGCCGTAAAGCTGCAAAGAAGCTATCCGATGAACTGGGCCAGGATTCCTTTATATTTGCAAAGGGAAAGCAGGCTCATTTTATAAAGGGCACCACTGTCACCACAGTTGATAAGTCTACCATTAAAGAGAGCACTGATCCTAATGAGGACTATACTGAACTGGGTGGGGAGAGGTTCACGATACCATTTTTCCCAAGTGAGGCATCAATTCTTGATACCAGTGAGATGCAGGTACCTGCTGACGTAGCCACAGATGCCAAGAAATTATTTAGGGCTGCAGCTTTTCGTTTACCAAATGGCAAAGTAATTGAGGGTGCAAGTCACCTCAAAATTATGATGCAAAGTGATGCAGTTGAGAACTACGTGAACAATGCAACAATGGCTGAGTTGACTGAGTTTAAAGCTGATGGGTTTGTAACTCATACCGGACAGTATGTAAACAGAGCTGAGGCATCCAAGCTTGTTGGTACGGATATCCTAATCTCTGAGGACTTCCTCGGGGCTGCTCTTGAGCAGAGGCTGCAGGACAAAAATATTACTGCTCCCAACTTGAACAAGATGCCTCGTGAAAAAAAGCTTGGCACCCTTGAGGTGATGGATGCTCTTGAGAAAGAGATGAAGCTGGGTAAGTATAAGTTTTTGTTTGATACCACGAAGGAGTATGGTGTTAAAACCATATTCGTTACGGATAAGGGACAGTTTGGTAAACTGCAAGAAGTAATACGTAGGCACGGGAATGCCAAAGCAATCGATGACGCTGTCAAACGTTTTGAAGGTGACATGCAGATAAATTCTGTTACCGGTAACATGTCTCGTATTGGTGGTACATTTGGTCTGTATATTCAGACTCAGAAGGCTGCAATAATAAACCTCCCATTAATAGACAAGTTCACAAATAGCATTAAGAAGGCTCTTGAGACTGTCACCCACGAGCACATCCATGCCCTGGTGCATAAGGCTATTGAAAAAATGCCTCAGGCACAGCAGAGGGAAGTGGTTGCAGAACTTCGAACCTTTTGGGATGGCATAGGTAAGGACTTCCTTGCCGAGCAGATGACTAACCCAGATGTGCATCCACGTATCAAAAAGGGTATTGATCAATCCAATAAGAGTGTGACAGAGATAGTAACCTATGCTCTGGCCCACCCTGAGTTTGCTGCCTGGCTGAACAAAATACCGGCCAGCCCCAGATTCAAAGCTAAGAAGTCCTACATCAAAACTATGTGGGATGCCTTGACGGATCTGATCGTGACAAAGATTCTGAGAATGCCCAGCAAGCACGACGAGTTGATTGACATACTCAACACCAGGATACCTCTTGGTGAGAAGATAGCACGATTTAGTAAGGATGATATATCCTTTGACTTTGGTGAAAACGTAGATCACTTTATGGCTACAAATTGGGCTGAGGAATTAGACACCCTGGCAGTTAACGCACTGGAAACTAAAATTGCTGTAAATGCTGATAGTATGGCAGTGATGCTTGGTTTTGCTGTGCCTGCTAATACTGAGGCAGTGTGGACCGGTGATGGCACATTAATTATTAACGCTGACAACATTACATCCAAGGAGCGTTTTGTAAAGGTCTGGATGCACGAGCAGGTAGCACACCAGGGATTACGTAATATCTTTGGTAAGAACAAAGCCCTGTTCAACCGTTTCCTTGACCAGTCCTACACCCTGTTTAGTGTCAAAGAGCAGGAGGCTGTTGTTGCCATGGCTCAGTTGCACGACATCTTTGTTGGTAAGGACAAGAAGGGCAAATGGGTTATGAAGTTCACCAAGGCTGAGAGGAGATTGCTGGCTGAGGAGATGATAGCTCGAAGGGCAGAGACCTTAAAGCCTGTCACCAAGAGAGGTTTGATCACCAGGTTCAAGTCCTTTATCAAGAGATGGTTGCCGGCCAAGTTCACTGATGTAAAGGCAGACTTCATCCTTAACGATAAGGACATAATGAACATGCTTGAGATAGCCCGTGAGAACGTCTTCACGGGGTCCGATAAGTTTGGCATCATGCTGGATAAGGCAGTGGCTAAACGTCGCCCCAAGCATAAATCCTTGGCTGGGAAAAACGCTCCTACGTTTATGGAGAGTGACGAAACATACCTGGAGTGGGCAGCAGAGACTCAGAAGGCTGCACCACACCTAAAGAAGTGGTACTCACAGCACGTGGAGACGATCCGTAAGCATTTTGGTAAGGACTCACAGTTGTTTAGTGTGTTGCTGGCAATCACAAGCCCCCAGGCTGACGTTGAGATTAATGTTCAATATGCAATCAACACGTATGCCTACCTGATGGGTGTTAGAGATGAGCCAGGTGCACGGTACCCAGGTAAGTTACAAAAACGGATAGACTCCAAGTGGACATCTCCGGATGCAATGCTGGCTAATCTTGAGTCTGGTCATTTTAAGGTAACAGAGTTTGCCCGGGCACTCCTGGGTGATGCTAATGCCACAGTTGGGGATCTTTGGATGTATCGATTGTTTTATGGAGATCCTGCCACGACAGCCAACAAGGACGATGAGACGTATTCTATACCACAGATCACATCACTACGGGAGAAGCTGATTAGTCTTGCAGCACAGATGTCTGCTAAGACTGATGAGGTATGGACCCCTCGTGAGATGCAGGCTGCACTGTGGGTAAACATAAATTCCAAACAGACTGGTAAAAATATATCAGAGGTTGCATCATACCAATCCGGATTGAACAGGCCGTCTGCAATGTACGGTGGCAAGACACCACTGGCGTGGTTGCAGGCTGCGATACCTGGCCTTAGTGAGGGTAAGCTGTCTGATCTCCTGGGAATTGAGAACATACCCCTGGCACCGATCAGTCCCCTGGAAAAGAAACTCATAGCTCAGAAGGGCAAAGAGGTCAAAGGTAAATATCCTGTAAGCAAAGCCGGTGTCATAAGGGTACTATCCCCTGGAGTGGACAACAACAGCACGGCTCGTATGATGAATGCTATTGTTAACGGTGGCCGTGAGGTCACAGCATCCAGTGAGGAGATGGCCACCTGGTATCAGGGTACATTTGGGTTCGAGAAGATGGATGATAGTCTAAACATGAAACTGTCTGATCAGGCCATACAGTTGTACAGTGACAAGAATGATAAGGTTAAGATTAATCTTGTCCGTGATAACCTGACAGGATTTTCCGGAAACTACACTCGGGCAATTCGTTTCTCCAAGGATGCTGAGGCCAGCCTGAATAGTATGGCTGCCTTGAACTCTGCAGAGGATGATGTACAATTCCTTTCAACACACAGGGAACGTGAGAGTCACGTCAACAAGATCCACGTGTGGAGGGATAAGGCTGAATTAAATATCAACAGGCTCTTTGCTCAGCTTGAGCAGGAGTTCCTTGAGATGTTTGGTGGTCGTAAGTCACGGATAAAGGTAGTGGGCACAGGTAGATTCTTGCACACATCCAACTCTGAGATAACGGCTAAGGCTATGAACCTTTATATTGACAGTGGAGCAGGTGAAAACCTGGCAAAGGTTGAGCAGTTCCACAAGAAGTTAATGGCTAAGAAAAGCAGGACAGTGGCAGAGACTGAGAAGCTTAAGATCGTGGATAAGATGTTGAACCTGTCGGCCGCTGAGAGAGCTTGGGCCGACGAGAACGTCAGGGTCCACTATGATCAGTTCTTTAACTTTGCACAGAAGCACGACATACTTGATACTCATATTGAGGACTACGTCAAACGTGTGTGGGTCATGCCCGAGAAGTATAAGGATGCCGGCATCACGTGGGACGGTACAGGCACAACAGGGTTTAAGTTAACACCCTCGTCCGGTAAGCAACGGTCCTTGGGAAGTATTATTGATGGATGGGAACTTGGTCTGGAGTTAAAGACTGAGGGAGTGCTGTCCAACCTCCAGGCCTATGCATCTGAGATTGGCTATGTGTATGCTAATCGTAGATTCGTTGATTACATGAGATCCTTAATTGGTCCGTCCGGTGAAAGCTCTGTGCTTGTAGTCAGAGACAAGGCACAGAATCCTCCTGATGGATTTGTGAAGCTGACCACCCGTGGGTTTGCTGCACCTGGTAAGGTTGTATATGCCAGGGCTGACATGGGTAAACTGCTGAACAAGATTGGAAAGAGGGCCTCAGACTTCTGGGATGTGCCGGCACTTAAGGCTACTCGCAGGGTCAACTCAATGCTCAAGAGTACAATTCTGTCTGTAACAATGTTCCACCACCTGGCTGGACTCCGATCATACGTGTATGGTGTGAGAGGCACGGGCCTTTTGAGAGCAAGACCGTTCAAAGCTTACCGGGAGGGACTAAAAAAGATAGACAAACAGACTGGATTTAAAAACCCCAACTATAACTACCTGGGTCCAATCGTTAATCTCCTTGTAGGACAGGGGTTAACACTTGGTAAGATTCAGGACTGGGAAGAGATGGGAGTGATGGACTCCACCATTTCAGAGTACCTGCACAAGCAAACTATACCTGGTGCCCACATGGCACTGCACGGTTGGGAGGGTGCTCGACGGTGGAAACGACAGTGGACAAACGGTTTATTTGGACAGTTGTTTGCTGGTCTCAAGGCACAGTCAGCTGCAGTTGAGTTGACACGTGAGATTAATAAGAAGGAAAAGGATCTGAAACGTGGCCTTACGGAGGAAGAGGTTAATCATGAGGCCTTACTGGTAGCCCGGCTGATCAATGCTGACTACGGTGGACTACACCTTGGACGTATGGGTAGGAATCCGGATCTGCAGAGAATGGCCCAGATGCTTCTCCTTGCACCTGACTGGACAGAATCAAACTGGAGAACAGTGACAGGTATGGCACCTGGTAACATTGTCAACAAGGCTATCGGTAAAGCTATTGGAGATAACCCTGGACCTGAGGGAATGCAGAAGGTCTACCGTAAGTTCTGGTGGGGCATTGCTTGGAAGGGTGCAATATCAGTATTGGCTGCACAGTTTGCAGTGCTGGCATTATTTGGGGACGAGGATGATCGTAAGGAATATCTAAAGCAGATTGGTGAAGCCTCCACTATGGAGGGTTTTGCTAAGGGCCGGTGGGCATCCGTTGACATCACCCCTATCATCAAGACGTTCGGTGGTACCGTGCCTAAGGGCAAACGTACAGACATGAACCTGCTTGGGCACTTCAAGGATATTCTAAAGGTAACAGATCCGGTCACGCTGGCAAAGCACAAGCTGTCACCCATAACACGTTTGGCTGAATCAAGTCTTACTCGGACAGACTGGAAGGGTGATCGTTTCCGTACGGTTGCAGAGATGTGGCAGCACGGTAGCTGGCAGTTAACTGCCGAGGACTATAACGATCCCAAGTATGTAGAGGGATGGGGAGCTGGTGCATCACAGTTGTTTGCCGCTTCCCTGTATAACGTTCGTCAGAGTTTTCCAATACCACTGAGTGAGGTGGCCCAGGCTATGGCCGGGGAATCATCTTGGCTGGCATCTATTGGTAGAGGACTCGGTGTTGATGTACGGGATGTCCGACACACAGACCCCAACGAAGCATTCTACTGGGACAAGAGTCAGGAGATACAACAACTGGAAAGAAACTTGGATGAGGCTAAGCAGGTTAGAGATAATCGTATGATCACTGAGGCCCGTATGGATATGAGAAAGTACGACAACTTTAATCGAACAAAGTCTCGACTGGGATTTGCCAGATCCAGACTCAGTCCTCTCAACAAAAAGATTCGAGCACTGGAGGCAAAGCAAGATAAATTCGGGTTAAGTAAATCTGAGGCCAAACAGTTGCAGGATCAAAAACGTAAGAAGGCAGATGTATATCAAAAGTTTGCCGATGTAGTTGGAAGGTAAGCCACCCATGGCAAATACCACAACAGAAGATAAACTCGATAAGATCATTCGAGTTGTAACCAGGACGGAGGTCCAAGTTGAAGCACTCATGAAGGCTGATGCTCACACGAGAATCACCAAGCTTGAAGCAGCCCACAAGTTCTGGAAGGCAATGGCAATAGCCGTGCCTTCCGTTGGTGGACTGGTTACAGGCATCTGGAGGATCTTGAGCCAATAACCACAAACTAAAAAAGCCCCAAAGGATATTAATTATCCAATGGGGCTTTTCTTTTTTGTTACCTATCCTATCAGCACCCCAAATATAAACCCGATAAGTAATCCGGCCAATAGGGTGGTCATGGGATCTGACGCATTAATTAGTGCAATAAGTTCCATAGTAATCGTCTCCTACGTAAATCTTTTGAGAGTTGGTGGGTGTTTACCCAGTTAGATTTCCGTACGGGTGTCCATAATCGACTGGCTCAGGAAATAGCAATCACCAACACCAGCACCTATGCTGGTAGTGTTTACCTTGCATATACTACACGGTAATTCATTCCACTTCTTGGTCAAACTTGTACACTTCATGCACATATCCATATTTTCCCATCCAAAGTCTTCCGGTATCTCATCCTCAACCTCATCCACCATGTCGTCAAGGTGTGTGCTGTCCTCGGTACCCCTGAGAAAGTCTTCCCGGCATTCCTCCGCAAAGTCACAGGTGTCGTCACCACAGTCGTGGGTGTCACACTCTTCCTTGTCTACACAGTCTTT